AAAATGAAAAATTATTTATATATGGGTGTGATGATGGCTTCTCTTATAGGATGTCAACAGATTGCTGGAACAGACTTCTTGCTTGAACCTATAATGTTACCATTGGAATTTGAGTGGGTAGAACCACTAGAGTTTCAACATAGACTAATGATTTGTAGAGAAGCTGATACTTGTTCAGCAGATCAATTGTTTTAATGTGTTTGTTGAACTAGTTGTTCTGATCTTGCAGTCCCAGTAGCTCTAACATTTTGAGTATTGTTTATATTATTTTGAGTGGTTGGAGCTGAAACATTATTTACAATTACTGTACCAGTAGTTGATCCTATCGTACCCGCTGCAAGAGCTGCACCACTTATCATACTTACTGGCATTGCCATTCCTTCAACACTTGCAATCTGAACAGAAGGAGTAATCAAGAGATCACCTCGTCTAGAACTTAATGCATCCATTGTATCTTCAAGCATTTCAAGGTTATCTGATGATATTCCTTTTAATGATGTACCTAAGATACTAAAACTATCTGCAACTGCTTTGATTGCATTTGCTTTAGTCGCTAATGTGTCTGGTAATTCTGCAACTGCTTTAAGTGAGTCTACTGTACCACCACCTAAGAAAGATTTAAGACCAGAACCAATCTTATCCATTGCACCACCTTCACCAGCATTCATTGCTGCAATACCTTCTGCTACTGCTGTAATTCCAGGCCCTATTGAAATTAATTTATCACCATCAAGATTTTCAAAGTGTTTGAGGTCATTTGCCATTTTCTCCAGTGGCCCAGGCCCATCACCAGAAAAGAAATCACCAATCATTCCTTTAAACGCTGCACCTAAACTACCAGTTGATATTGCACCAAGTGCTTCCATCCCTGCTCCAAGATTAGTGATGTTTTGACCAATGTCTGCACCATCTATGTTCTCAGTTGAAAATGCTTTAAATGATGTTGCAAGTTTAGGTATACCACCAGACACCGCACCAGCAAGACTTGCTAGAGGGGCAATTAAACTTAATCCTAATAACCATCCCATAGACTTACCAATCTCTGAGATGTTGTATCTTATGTCATCTGCTGGTAAGTCACTAAATGATTCAAACCCTTTTGATAGAACTGGGAGTGCTTTTCCCATTGCCAAAACACCAAGTGCCATTGCAGCTAATGTAACACCAACTCCAACACCTAAGGCTGCAATTGCAAGTGCAAGACCACCAGCACCAACAACCATTGGCCCTGCAAGTGGGGCAAGTGCTGCAAATGAACCACCGAATGCAAGAAGTGCGGGGCCAAGTAATGGTAATACTGTTGCTAGTGCTGTTCCAACTGCACGAATTTTCATTCCTAACATCATACCACCACCTTTCTTATCACCACCACCACCAGCAGCTGCAGGAGTTGGGGCTCCTTGTTTTGCAGCTTTAACCATTCTTCTTTGTGCTCTCTTTTCTGAAATCTCTTTTTTCTTTTGCAAAGACATTTGCAGTTTTGTAGTAGCTTTGTCTGAACGCCATCTAACCCATGCATCTCTTGCTCTTATAACTATTCTCATTAAGATAGATTTACCTAGTTTTGCAATAGTGCCTAGGAATGGAATTTGAGATAGGATACCACCAAGTGGCCCTGCAAGTCTAGTAAAGTCATCTTTGAATGAACCAGCAAGACCTTTTGCAGATAACTCACCTTTACTAATAGATTCTTTTTGAGTATCTACAAAAGAATTAAAACTATCTTTCATACCCGCAAAATTAATTTTAAAGTTTCGGATGCCTTCAATTACACCTTTTCTATTGTCTTGTAATATTCTTTGTTGAGACTTGAGTCTTGTTTGATGTCTCTTCATCTCATTGAGTTCAGCATCTTGGGATGCATCCATGACACCACTAGTGGTAGTTTGTAGAAACTCTTCTCTAGCTTTTATTTGATTTGCAATATCAATACCTTCTCTTGCATTTTCTTTTGCAACATCAAGTCTTGCTTTAGACCAATTGTTTTGTTGTGCAATTGCTTCTAACTGTTTACCAACGCCAGTTCGACCATCTACTCCCATCTCTTTGAAAGAAGTTTGTGTAGTGTCATTCAGTTTTTCAACTGCCTCTTTTTGATCTTTTACAAGGTCATGAAGAGCTTGTGCTTTCTTCTCAGCAGTATCTGCAACCTTTTTATCTTGTTTGAGTCTACGAATTTCCCTCTTCTGGGCGTCAGTTCTTTGATCCTCATTAATTGCTAATAATTCTTTGAGGGATAATGACTCATCCAAGGCTGCCTTGACGGCTTTCTTTTGATCTAAAGACTCGTTATCTTTGGTCGTGGCCATTTGATATTCCTATTTACTTATTTTCCGTTTGCATCAGACGCATGATCTTTGGATGCACTATTAACATACAATCCAAACCAAGCAGCTCCTGCTCCAACTAGTATTGATATCAGTCCACTTTGTTCCATAGTAGGTGCGGGTAAATCTATAAACCACATTACTACAAAATAAATGAGGAAGATATAAACACTTAAAAATGCACGAGGCCATATTCTCCATGCATCCACAGCTTTTGCAAGGTGAATCCATTTTTGCCATGGATTTCTTTTGTCTTGCAATTCTGGGTCAGTTGCTTCTCTCAGTTGATCTTTTAGGTCAGATACTTCTGCGGACATTGCCATAAACTTATCGAGGTCTATTTGAACCTCATTTCTGGTCATGTCCATACTTACTTGATCTGGCATAACTAATCTCTCCTATTATTAAACTTAGAACAAGGTTATCTAGCCCTATTCTGTTGTTGCTTTCGTCTCAATTCCTCTTCTTCTAACCATTGCATTAGAAGAGAAATATAAATCTCCCTCTCCCACGGCAGTTGTTGTTCCAACTCTTGTAAACTATAATTATGATGTTGCATCAAACCGAAGTTTGTTTGCATATAATTTGCAAGGTTATCATGTGAGAGGGCTATCCGAAAAAATTGGCAAGTCCTACTAACTCTACTTCATTTTCATGACCACAACCTTCTTTATTACACTTATAATTAACTGTATAAGAAAGTTTTGGTAGTTGTTCAAAATATGCAGATATCTTGTCAAAGTTTTCAGATGATAAACTGTCTATAAAGACTTGTAGTTCATCTTCCTCAAAGTCTGCTCTATTATGAACAAACTCCTCATCAAAAATATTATCTACACATTCCCCAACTAAACTAAACAATGTTTCGACATCTAACTCTTCCTTACCTTCTAACAACCTTTCGACAGTGCCGAAAGAAGGTGGTGCAAGTGTCATACCTACTTTATCATCTAACATGATCTTCCCTGCTTCCATGTCACCTTCTGATAACTGGACATTGGTAAGATCAATTTCGTAGTCATTAGGACTATCGCATTCTTCACATGTAAACCTAACTTGTGATGTCTCACCTACAGACTTCATTCTTATCTGTAGGAACAACCATTCTAGATCAGGCCCTGCAAGTGTTTTAACATCTATCTCATCTAACAAACACCACTGTGTTATATTGATGAGTGCTGTTCCAATAACCTCTGCACTACCATCTTCCAATGCAAGTAAAAGAGTTCTTTGTTCCTTTACTGTGAATGGATGAAACTTCACCTTTTGTTTACTTATTGGTAACTCAACACCATATTCGATCTGATTTACCTTTGGTAACGACATAATATATTCTCCATCTTAAAAAAGGGTATTACTACCCAAATATTTCATTTTCTAATTTCTTAGCGATTCTTCTTCCTAATTTCTTTCCAAATTTCTGAATAACACCACCAAGAAAGTTGTCGGCTTTAGAGTTCGTAAACTCACTATGCCAATATCTATACATAAACTGTGCATTACATTTCGTGAAGTCTCCAGACCCACTACTAAATTGCAATTGACCTAATTGTAATGGCCATGCATCTGCAAGTACACATCTATATATTACTTGTCCATATTTATCTAGTTGTTCTAGATAAATGGTTCCTTTGTAATTATCGAAATAATTACTATAAAATTCTGAGGCTGGGGATGCCATATGTTGTTGCCACATCTCCAACTGTTGTCTGTCCTCATATGAGTTTTCTAATTGAAAGATACAATCAAAGGGGTCATACATTGGTGCAAGTGGGACAGTTCTACGAGGGCCATGCTCTGTTGGTGTATGGGTTAAGAATCCTCGGCCAGGCACTGACATAGACTCACACCTTATTCCTCTCATTCTAAGTACACTTGTATTTCTTCTATCTGTTGTTTCACCAGTTGCAGTACCTTCATCATCAACAGCAGGGTCTTTATGATCTACTGATAAATTTGCAAATAAAGAACAAGTGTAATTATTTGCACGAGGTAAGTTGTCTATTGATTGTTTAAATCTATCTATTTTCATTTTGCTGCAGCTATTTTTCTCTTGGACTCTTTATATATGTTTGCAAGTCCAGATTTTCTAAACGATTCTACAGGTAGGAATATTGCAATTTCCCAGTCAGCACTGTCAACTATTGCAGCTCTAGACTTCATGTGTGCAGTTAAATAATGATGTACACATGCTTTGTAGTAAGGTCTACCTTTAATCTTTTGTATCAATTCCCAAGTCAATCTAAATCTTGTTGAATTATCATATTTGTCATTGTTTGTATAGTCAAATAATTGATCTAGGAATTGAGCCCTCATTGTATGTGGTAAATAATGTAAGTTAAGTCCCTTAAACCCACCTTTTGCTCTTTCGTAGGGTATACATAAAGGGAATCTATCGTAGTAAGGGAGAGTTTTCTTATGTTTAGGGTCATAGAAGTACATAACCATATCGCCTAATATTGGGTTAGTCCGTTGTCTTTGATCTGAGACTAATCCCTTTCTACTCACTCTTTTTATCTGAGACACACGAGTACGAAACCAAGTCATTGACTTCTTTGTCCTTGCCTCGATACCACCTCTAAAGGCTTCCCTCTCTAATCTGTCAAATAGTTTACCTGCCATATATGTATTTATGTCATTTAACTAGGTGATCTTCTGTTAATATTTTAAAATTATATCCACGATTCAAACAGTATTCACGAGCTGCATCCCATTTGAGTTCATTGATTGCATATCTCTTACCTTCTTTCAAATAACGACCATTAGATTTCTTACCACGAACAGGCGGTTGTGTAAATTTCTTTGGTTTGACTTCAATGATATCCCTATCGACTGTTCCATCAGCCTTTTTGTATTCAATCCAGAAGTCTGGAAAATATCGGTGTACTCTACCATCTATACTACGATATGGTATGATAATCTCTTCACTAGACCATCTTAGGATGCTATCGTTAGTATCACAGTATTTCATGAACCTTAACTCCCACAAAGAACGATAAATGACCTTAGTTGGATCACCTTTATACTTTTTCCAGTGAATTGGTTTGAATCTTCCCTTGTAACTCATATAAATACCTTATATAAAATAACTTAATAAAGGTATTTAGGATGGGATTACTATCGAGTCTAAAATCAAAACTTATCGGATCAATTAAAAACGATCTAAACTCTGCACTAGCAGGGCAAAGAAACTTATTCAATGCAAACATAGCAGATGCACTAGATGATCTGTTAAAGTCTGCAACAGGTATATCTACTTCAAATATACCCAGTGAAATTACTTCACTCCAACAAACAATGGCAGAGTCTGCTTCACAAGTAAGAAAAGCAGAGATGAAATTGGGTGCCGAGGCATATTCAACTCCACTACCACAAGTTGAACCTTTGCAATTTCCTACTGATCCAAATTCAGCATTTATTAATAACTGGATTGTGTTTAGAACATTAGAACAGGAAGGATTTGATGTAGGAGCTGGCCAGAAGAGAAAGAACTACGAGATAAGATTATATCTACCTAAGATAAACGATAATATTTCAATGACATATAAGAGTGAGGAAGTGGGTATTATGGGTGCTACTGCAGGCCAAGTGATGAATTCTGATGGGGTATGGGATGGTATAAAGACTGCTGGTGCTGGTGTATTGCAAGCTGGTACTGAAAAATGGAAAGAGGTCAAGGATAAGATGTCAAATATAAGACCATATCAGTCTGGTATAGTACAAAACCCAGTTAAATTCCAACTATTTGAGGGAGTAGGATTTAGAACACATAGTTATTCATTTGAATTACATCCATACAACCATGAAGATTCCCTTGCAATCCAACAGATCATATATGCATTAAAACATTCTGCATTACCTACAGTTTCATTAAAATCACCAAGAATGTTTATATTGCCTGCAATGTGGGATATAGATATTGCTGGAGATGTTAGAAATAACATGGAGAAACCATTACCATCAGCAATCACTAAGGTTGATGTTGACTATTCTGGTGGTCATGATATGAATTTTGTGTATTCAAGAGCTGGAGAGAAAATAACAGATGTTCATCCAAATGGTGTAGTATTAAGTGTAGATTTCACTGAACTTATCACTATGGATGCAGACAGATATGATAAGAATGTATCTGTTAATAGAACAAAAGGTATTGGAAGTGTCCATGAAGAATTAGAGGGTCAAGAAGGACAAATAAAAGATTCACCACAAGCAACAGATGGCTCAGGTGATCCAACAGGCTAGGAGTAACGAATGGCAACAAATTATTTTAGACATTTTCCAACTATTGACTACGACATCAATAAAGATGGAGTATTACATAGGGCTAAGGATTTATTCAGACAGGTAAGAGTATTTGGGGATAAAGAAGAGAGTGCGACAGGGTACGAATTTATGCATGTTGGAGATGGAGATAGACCAGATGCAACTGCATCTAAAGTGTATGGTGATGGAACATTATATTGGTTATTCTGGTTAGTGAACGAACATTTAACAGTATGGAGTGATTGGCCAAGGTCAAATTTCATGCAAGAAAAATATATTGACAGAAAATATATTGGAACAGCACTAGTTGCAGAAGTATCTACATCTATAGTGTCATCTGCGGATAGTAAGTTCACTATGGGTGAAAAGATAACAGGATCAACATCCAAAGCAACAGGATATGCAATTAATATTGATCCAACATTTAATCATGTAGTAGTTAATGATGTACAAGGAACATTCCAGACAGGTGAAACAGTTATAGGTAGTAAGTCAGAGAAATCTTTCACATTATATTCATTTGCTGATTATAAAGACAGACCACACTATTATATTGACAGTGAAGATAATAAAACAACAGTTTATAATGCAGCGTATACAGTAAAAACTAATGCAGAACATGAACGAGAACTTAATGATGATGCAAAATTCCTTAAATATATTCCATTAGGATATTCACACCAGATTGTCAAAGAGTTCAGAGATTTAATTAGGGAGTAATATTATGCCGATGTTCATAGGACAGGGTACTCCTAATAGATATTTTATTGAGTCTCTAACAATATCAAATAATGCAGGCATCCAAGACGAAGTAGTAGAAATATTTGAACAGTTTCAAATCACTGAATCAATTTATCAAAATTTTATCACTGGCTCCATTACGATAGGTGATGGTGCAAACTTTTTTAATCGTATGGGGTTTACTGGACAGGAATATATTCGTATTCATTTAGCAGGGATAGAGGGCCCAGAAGAACAAGTCCCTTATGAAGAACAAATTGACTTAGTATTCAGAATATATAAAGTCACAGAAATGATGAAAGATGGTAATTCCACTAGATATACATTGCACTTTGTCTCACCAGAAGCATTACAGGCAAATAGAAAAAGAATTTCTCGTGCATATAATGGAACAGTATCCGATATATGTGCAAAAATAATGAAGGAAGAGTTGGGTATTAGAGAGGATTCTGATAAGAAACCAGATGGTAAATACACTGGTGTTAGGATAAAGTCAGAAGGAAATATCCAGTGTGTTGTCCCTAACTGGACAGTCTCAGAGACCCTTAATAGACTAGTATCCTATGCACAATCAGAAGAAGGAATGACACCTAATTCTTACTACATGTACCAAACAGCAAACAAGGGATACAAACTTAATAAGATAGAAGACATGTATGGACTCAAATACTTGGGTGGTGATGCAGTATTTGGTGAAGCACTTGCTGGATCAGGCGATCCAAATGCATCATATGATGAAGATGGATCACAAGGTAAGAGGCCGGGGCCAGGTACAGACATATATGATATTAGTAAACCTGCTTTATTTAATGTATTAGAGAACACAAAAAATGGGTTGTATTCTGGTAAGAGAATTACCATGAATCCCATTAACAAGATTTATCAAGAGATACCATTCAGAATTGCAGATGCAGATGAGTGGGACATGGATTCCAAAGGGGAATATAAGACTAAAGGACACATATCCAAGTCATTACCCTTTAGAGTTGCACCAGAGGTGGTTAGGTTGCCTGCGGATGGTGCAGTGGCGGGACAAGCATTAGATATTGCCCCACAAAGTGAGTCATTAGACAGTATTATAGATTATACAGATGCAGCCTTGGACTTTGGGTATGAAACCCCAATGAATATTAATGGAAAAGATACCACGATTAACAATCTCCATCATAAGACTCAATTAGGTAACTTTAAGAGGCAGTCAGTAAGACAATTGTTATCATCTAACACTGTGAATGTGGCCATATCTGGAAGGACTAATATATCGTGTGGGCAAACCATTAATTTAGATTTAAAACAACCGATTGAGTCTGGTGGGGTAGTAGAGGATGAATTTATGCATAATGGTGAATTTCTAATCGTTGGATGTACCTTTGTAGGTACTCCAGACAGTCTTATAGTGCAGTTAGAACTTGCAACAGATGGATTAGAGTCAAGTATGGATGGGTATCAAACTCCTACTGCTATAGTAGGATAAAATGAATACAAAAGCAAAGGAAAAGAGGTTATATATCTCAGAGAAATTATACAATAAGCACGACTTCTATAGGAAGGGATTCTATATACTGTTCGCATATTTAATATGGGACTTATTTAGATCATTCGGATGGATTTAAAGGATTTCCTATTAAGTGCTGCAGTCTATATAATAGGTATAGGTTGCATATTTATATTACTATTTTGGACATAGAACAACGAGGAAAAGAAAATGATGATGGCAAGAACGATCTTGTTAGGGATGACTACGATTATATTTACAGGATGTATCACACAGGCATATGAACCAATGAATATGGAGAAGCATATGAAGGATAACTTTGTTCAAATATGCACAGGTACACACAAGTCTAACATGACTTGCAGATGGATACCAAACAACGAACAACTAATACATCAAGATAATCTACCATAATGGATATTCAAGAACAAATCAAGCAACTTAGACTCCAGCAAGAAGTAACCAAAGGTATGGAATGGTTTCGTCTAGAAGAAGAAATACAAGAGTTAATTAACAATAATGAATAGTTTTTTTTCGTCTAAAATTCTCCGACTCGTTTCGTATATAACCCTTTCGTTACCGATTTTTTTTATAAGTTGTGCAGTACCCTTAGAGATTCTACCGAACCTATGCTATACTGATAAGACTGGGACATATATCTGCCCTTCATCATGCGAAGAAGATTTAAAAGAGTTTCCGAGTGCAATAGAGAGTTGTCACTGGACACCTCAGATAGAGATAAAGAGGGTTGCAGAGAAGAAACCCTTGACACCAGAGGAATTGTATAAGATGAGATTATATGATTGTCGTATGTTTCTCGGAAGTGATGCATGGGACTGGTGCATGGGTAATGAGGCATGGATAGGATGACGAATAAAGATTTTAAAAATAAACAGAGAGAATTAACCGATTTAAATGCAGATGGACATGCAGATTACTCCGATACCTACTGGAAGAGAGAGCAAATGAGTACAGAGCATGATGAGAGTGATGATTTAGAGGATGCCAAGAGAGTAACAGGACAGTTTGATTCGTTCTGTAGTAGGATGTGGTTAGATAATTGTGATGAGAATAGTGCCTTTGGTGCAATAACATACACGAAGGATGAATATATTTCTAAATATTCTGGGTGGTTATGGAATAAATTTCAAGAAAATAATGGTGTTGTGGAATATAATGAGAAAAAATAATCGAAAAATAAGGGAAAATACGACACTTTTTGAAAGTGAAAAGGTCGTGGTACTTAAGAGGGAGACGAAGACGAGGAGATGATTAAGTTTCAAGGTAAGAATGAATTAAGTTTTTTCACAGGAGTTGTAGAGGATAGGTTTGATCCCCTAAGCCTCGGAAGAGTTCGTGTGAGAATCTATGGGATACACTCTGATGAGAAGAATCAGATTGCAACACCAGACTTACCATGGGCCCAAGTCCTTATGCCCACTACTTCTCCGAGTCTTTCTGGGATGGGTCTATCGCCTCATGGTCTAGTAGAGGGTTCTACAGTGATGGGATTCTTTAGGGATGGCGATATGATGCAAGACCCAGTGATACTTGGTAGTTTATTCGGTATACCTAGTAAGTTTTATAAGCAAGACGAGAGAGGAGAGGGTGTAGAACGACACGCCAGTAAGGGTTTCAACGATCCTCGTGTCTCTGGTAGTTACTCTGGTGATGATGCACCTAATCCAGACCATATACAGAGGGGCTATGGCCTCGGCTTAACCTTAGATGACTCTCCTAGGCGCCCAGATAGTGTCGAAATGAAGGTAGATGGTACTGGATCGAAGATAAACAGCCCTGATTCTGGGATCAACTACCCTAAAGAAGACTACTATGACCAGTCAGATGTCAACTTCCTTGCACAAAATGACATCTCCAAGTACCCTAATGACCTTATCTTACAACATGAGGGTGATATTGTCAAGGAGCCAAGCCGTTCTGGACAGGTAAATAGTACCTATCCATTCAATCATGTGTATGAAAGTGAGAGTGGCCATGTGTTTGAGGTAGATGATTCACCTAGTGCAGAGAGAATACATCTATATCATAGGAGTGGCACGCGTCTTGAGGTGCTGCCAGATGGATCAAAGGTTACTAAGATTGCAAATGATGACTACGAGATTGTAGTTAAGGACAAGAAACTACTAGTGTTTGGTCAGATGGACATAGAAATTAACAGAGACAAATACCAACTCACAGTAGGCGATGAGATAAACATCAAGGCGACAGGAGACATTAACATCACATCAGCAGGCACATGCAACATAACCTCAGATGGTGAGGTAGATATCAAAGGTGGTACTGTAAAACTTAACAGTCTCTAAGATTCTCTGAGGGCCTTAAGTGATTGATTGTATTATAAAAGGTTGATTCTTTTACTATTTGGGACTCCTAGATTTAGGTCTTAAGGGTGATGGAACCAAATTTGAATTAATTCTCTGGGACTCCTAGAGTAATAAATACCTTGACAAATCCCTATTCCATGATATCATAGTTATATGAAAATATTTAATAAGGAGACAAACTCATTTAAATTAGGATTGGCATTAATGGGTCTATGTGGTGCATTATTTTATGTTACATTTGATCCTATTACAATCCTTTCTTATGGACTATATATTTTAATGGCATCTCTAATGGTTCCATTAATACTTGATCTATTATGAATATATTAGATAAATTAATTACAAAAAATAAATTCGACAAAGATGAAATTTACCAAGCAAGATGGGTATGGTATCATACTCTTCTATGTGGGTTCCTTTTCGTTTCTGTAATATTACAGGTGGGAATACTTGTTGCAATTTGGGACTTAGCAAAATGACGAAAAAATACATACATGTAAACATGCACAAGATTCGTGCAAATAAAAAGCATGGAACCAACGAACCAGTTATTACTATTAAGGAAGGTCGGAAGAATACTTATTGTCACGAAGTAGATATACTTGGCCCTAGTAGAGTTAGGTATGGTGGTAATGATAAACCCATACTACCTTGTGGTGCCAGAGTGGTAGTAGAAACTGAAGCTGATTATAAAGTAATTGTCTAACTTT